AAGTGGCAAGAAAAAATTTTACGAGAAATGGCAATACACATTGAGCGTAATAATGTATTAGATTTACCAGAGATGTTTAGATTAGCTGTAGCCTCTGGACGTGGTATTGGTAAATCTGCTTTAGTCGCATGGATTATTTTATGGATGTTATCTACCAGGCTTGGATCTACTATTATTGTAACCGCCAACACCGAGCAACAGCTTAGATCAAGAACCTGGGCGGAGTTAGGTAAGTGGCTTACTCTAGCAATTAACTCTCACTGGTTTCATAAAACAGCAACAACCATAAAACCAGCTCCCTGGTTTGAAGATGCGCTGATTAATGATCTAAAAATAGATACTGGTTATTACTACGCCCAGGCGCAGTTATGGAGCGAAGAGAATCCAGACGCGTTCGCGGGTATTCACTCTTCTTATGGTGTTTGCTTAATTATGGACGAGGCATCGGGTATTCCAGCTCCTATCTATTCTGTATCAGAAGGATTCTTCTCCGAGCCAACAACCAATAGATATTGGTTTACCTTTTCCAACCCGCGCAGGAACAGCGGGCCTTTTTATGATAGTTTCAACTCCGCGCGTGCGTTCTGGAAGAATACACAAATAGATTCACGCACAGTAGAGGGAACTGACAAGGCTCTCTTCCAAAAGATGATTGAGCAGTACGGTGAAGATTCCACGGTAGCGCGAGTGGAGGTAATGGGTGAATTTCCATCCGCTGATGACGATACAGTAATACCAATGAACCTTATAAAATCTTCTATAGATAGAGACGTGTCGCTTACTGCTAACGCACCAATTATCTGGGGCTTAGACGTAGCGAGATTCGGCGGTGACAATTCAGCCCTATGTATTAGACAGGGTAATCATGTTCTTAATATTAAGTCATTTAAGTCTATGGATCTTATGCAGTTATGTGGTGTTATTAAAAACCAATATGACGACTGCACCGCGATCGAGCGTCCCCAGGAAATATTAATAGACGTGATCGGCCTGGGCGCGGGCGTGGTAGATAGGCTTGCGGAGCAGAACTTGCCCGTGCGTGGAGTCAATGTCGCAGAAGCACCATCTACTAAAAAAAATTATTTAAACCTACGCGCAGAATTATGGTTTGCTATTAAAGATTATTTAGGGCAACGTGACTGTAGGCTTCCAGATGATGATGAGCTAGTCGCAGAATTAGCTGCGCCACTCTATAAATATACGTCTACTGGCAAAATAAAAATAGAATCAAAAGACGAAATGCGCAAGCGTGGAGTCAAGTCACCAGACAAGGCAGATGCACTTGCATTGACCATGGCATCCTCGGCTGCAAGTTTTGGTGGAAGCACTAGCTTTTTAGGTTATAATTTCAAAAAACCATTAAAATCTAGGATAATCAGAATAGGGTAATTTATGGCAAAACAATACAAAGAAGAGATATCTGAAAAAGTTTTAAAAGAAACTAATATGGAAAATCTAGTAGGCGTTATCAAGTCTGAAATGGATGACGCTAGTGATTTTATACATCAGATAGGATCAGATAGAGCAGAGTCAACAGAATATTATTTAGGCAACGAGCCAGAAGGTACTAGCTCATTGCAATCAGAATTCATATCTACAGATGTTAGAGAAAGTATTTTGTTTATGCTTCCTTCTATCATGCGTACATTCTTTGGCACTAAAAAAGTAGTGGAGTTTGTGCCTAAAGGCCCAGAGGATATTCAGCTAGCCGAACAGCAAACAGATTATATTAATTATATTATCCAACAAAAAAATAATGGTTTCCAAGTTTTATACGATGCGTTTAAAGATGCGCTTGTTAGGAAGACTGGTTTTGTAAAAGTATTCTGGGATGATACTGTTGTCGCCACCACACACGAATATACAGGTCTAGATCCACAATCCTATCAAGCGTTAATCATAGATAAAGATGTAGAAATTGTAGAAGAGTCTTCTACTACTGAAAGCATTACTACACTTGATCCTATTAGCGGAGAAGAAATTACCCAGGAGATTCCAGCAAGTTATGATCTTACTATTAGAAGATTAAAACAAAAAAATCAAGTATCTATTGAAGCCATACCACCAGAAGAGGTATTAATCTCCAGGCACGCGCGGGATCTTGAGTCTGCGTCTTATGTTGCACACAGAATGGTTAAGTCTGTTTCTGATTTAGTTGCAATGGGTTACGACCAAGAGGAAGTAGAACAACATGCTGGCTACGGCGGAAGCGCGGTAGATCCAGAAAGCTATGAAGAGATAGAAGCAAGAAACCCATTTGACAACATGGTTTACCCAGATAGAAATGACTCTGGCGGTAAAGATGTTTTATATGTAGAACATTACCTGTTTTATGACTTTGATGGTGATGGTATAGACGAGAGAGTTAGGGTTTGCAGTATTGGCAACGGCTTACATGTTGTAAATGTTGAGCCTTGGGACGAGCTACCAATATGTATGTTCTGCCCTGATCCAGAACCACACACAGCTATAGGTTCATGTCCAGCTGACTATTTAAAACCTATTCAAGCTGCTAAGTCACAAATTATGCGTGACACTTTAGATTCGCTAGGTCATTCAATCTTCCCAAGAATGGGTATTGTTGAAGGACAAGTTAATATTGATGATGTACTTAATACCGACATAGGGCAACCTATTAGGATGCGTGCGCCAGGAATGGTACAACCATTTGCCGTGCCGTTTGTAG